GCCAACTTGCGCAGGACAGCACTGACCAGCCTAAGAAACTGGTTGGTATTAAGCGTCTAGAACCCAAACTAGATGGTGTGCGTGTGCTAGCAGTGGTGCAAGGTATGAACGTGAGCTTGTTCAGTCGTAACGGCAAAGAGTTTGCTAACTTCCCGCAGATTGCCAAAGACATTATGTTGCACCGTGGCGCATTCCAGCGAGGTCTTGGATCCGGCGGCCGCTTTGTGCTAGACGGCGAAGTAACTGGCGAGAGTTTCCAAAAGCTCATGAAACAGGCTCATCGCAAAAGTGATGTAGAAACTGGTGGCATGGTCTACAACATCTTTGATATCATCCCCTTAGATGACTTCCAACGTGGCTACTGGAATGCACAGCAATACAAACGATTTGATATCCTGGAACAAGCTCGTGGTCGATTGGACGATAATCCAAGTTCATTACGTATTGTATCTGGCCTTGAAGTTGCGTTGGACGGTGCTGAAGGGCATGACATCATGCGCCGCTATGCTGAAGACTGTGTAGCTGAGGGATTCGAGGGTATCATGATCAAAGCAGTAGATGCTCCGTATGTGTGCAAACGATCAGACTTTTGGATGAAATGGAAACCCGTTATCTCTGTGGATTTGGAGATTGTGGGATTCGAAGAAGGCACCGGTAGGAATGAAAATCGTTTAGGTGCTATAATTTGTGAAGGAGAAGATAATGGACGGCGTATTCGCGTTAATGTTGGCAGCGGCCTTAGTGATAGTGATCGTGATGAGTATTGGACCTCAAGGAATGAGTTACTGGGGCATTTGGTTGAAATCCAAGCTGACGCAGTTACGCAAAACCAAGACGGAACGTACTCACTCCGATTCCCGCGATTCCTGAGGTTCCGTGACTTTGAAGCAGGAGAAAAAGTATGAAAATTGGGCTGAGTTATAGTCGGTGCATCCTTGACATTGTTGAGGAACGTGTAGATATCGAAGATGTTCTAGTGTTGGTCACCCGCACCGACTTTGATCCTACCATCGACGATGAATGGGCTGACATTTGGCAAGGATACTGCCACGGCGGAATGAGTCGTGCTGAATGGGGTAGCTATGACTACAACAGCAAGGAAGATGAAGATAAATTCCGCTCTGTAAGTATTATGCTTTGGGAAGATGGTAAGTTACACCAGCCACGCAAGTTTGGTACTCATCCCCGTCGGCTGCCTTACCACTGGTTAGAGACTGTGGTTCCAGATAAAGATTTAGAAAATTCTCCAGCGGTAAAAGATGCCTGGGACAAGTTTCAAATAGTATCTGGTCTGGCTAGCACAAAATTAAAGGTGCACAATGAGTAAACGAGTTGGACCCATTATTCTAGACGGTGAAACTGCTGATCGCGTCACCTTGCTTACTCTCAAAGAGTATCGCAGTTACCTCAAAAAAGAACTTGCTGACTGGAAGAAGAATCCCCGTACAGATGAAAATCCCAACGGCTATTGGTTGCACCCTGAAGATGTAAGCGGAAACATACAAGTGATCCAGGCTCTGAACTTAGTAATCAAACAATACGAATGAAAAAAATTTACTATGAAAAAGTTGGACGCCGATATGTTCCTGTTGCAGAATATGACAACGAATTTATGGATAGCTTTACAAAAGGCAATCATTTGGTTATGTCTTATCCCGGAGGCACTAGTCGCAGGTTTAATATTGATCCTAACTATGCTGCCATGATTGCCGCCGGGCGTGTGGCCGAAGATGCTATCTGTGAATCTATGCGCAAAGCCAGCGAAATGCGACCACAGAGAACTCCTATCACACCAGGACAAAAGAAAGCCTGGGAGAAGCTGGCCAAAGAGTTTGGTGATGAATTATGCCCGCTGACCTATGGTAGTACCAGAGATCATGCGGAAGCGGCTGTAAAGGCTATGATGCAAGAAGCGGATAAATTAATGAAGCACGAGGGTGTTCGAAAAGCCTACGAGCAATTCCAGCTGATGTGCGAACTTACCAAGGAGAAAGAAAATGGCTGAAGAATCCAAATCCAAGTATTGGACTGTCAAAACTTACTACAAAAAATCTTGCGAACAACACGAACACTATGTTCAACGCAAGGGAGAAGGGCGAATCCTTGTTAAAGACGGTTTTCGATTTTGTGAGTTTCAAGTAGAAACTAGCGACGACAATTTCCCAGATTTTGAATTTGTTACAGTACCGGGCGGTGATGGCAAAAAAGACAGTTTAGATATGTACTGTCTAACTGGTTCAAACATTGAAGGTTCAGAACTTGTTGAAATGCTTGACGGCGGTCCCTGGGGCGATGTTGAGATCAACGGTATTGATGACGAAGATGAAGTTAAACAACTAGAAGAACTCATCAATGAAGAAGGTGCATACACATTAGAAGATAATGGTGATTGGTATTTAGAAGACACTGAAGTGTACATATGGGGACCACTGGAAGTCACAGACGAAGACGGTAACGTTCGTATTGTTATTGCAGACGAAAACGGCAACATGGTTGACTTTGTTGACGAGTGATTAGTTGACAACACCTGCTTTTCTTAGTATAATTACAGTGCATGATCAAAGAGATTGGGTCGTTTAAAGGCCGGACGGGGTGAATCGATAACCTAGGCCTGTCTGGCTCGTGGCACAATAAACATAAATCCCGTAGGTTGCGACAAGGACCTCGGCCTAGCAATAGGCTAAAACCTGGGCTGGTACCCTGGGGGTATGCCGAGAGGATAAATCTAGAAAGGTTAGTAATGACTGTCAACATCGAGGCCGCTGCGTTGAGTATGCCTGAATCAATTGACTCGCTTAAATTAACGCCTTTGGTCATGCACCGTATTACGTTCATGCTGCCAACCGCAGAAAAATGGTATTCAGTCATGAAGGAAGCTCGTGTTTTGTATGGGAAAAACTGGCGCAGCCAACCACATGTTAAACGCAAGCTAGAGCAACACCGCTGGAAACAGCAAGAGATTCCTGTTTGGTTTGAAGTGCCAGATCAGTCTTTTGCTAGCTGGTGTGCCGTTAAATTAGCTGTTGAAGTCAAGGCACCTGCCAATAAATAAAATTCTATGCTTTTTGGTTACTTCACATTGTTTGTTGCATTAACTATCAGTGCTGTAGCAGAGTTCTACAGTATTGTAGGACTTACCGCTATTTTCAGTGCGGCATTTTGGCCTGTTGTCATCATGGGTGCATGCCTAGGGGTAGGTAAAGTAACTGCGGCTGTTTGGCTCAAACTCAACTGGGAACGTGCCAGTTGGACCTACAAACTTTATCTAGTGCCTGCTGTGGCATTCCTAATGGTGTTGACCAGCATGGGTATCTTTGGATACTTGTCAAAAGCACACTCAGACCAAAGTCTAGTGTCAGGCGACACTGTTGCCAAGATTGCTGTGTATGATGAAAAGATAAAGATAGCAAAGGACAATATTGATGCGAACCGGAAAGTACTTAAACAGATGGATGAAGCTGTGGATCAGGTCATGGCAAGAAGTACTTCGGAAACGGGTGCCGATAAAGCAGTTACAATACGAAGAAGTCAGAGTAAAGAACGCACACGTCTTGTTTCAGAAATCGCCGCCGAGCAGAAAACAATTAGTAAACTATCTGAAGAACGGGCACCAATCGCGGCAGAAGTCCGCAAGGTGGAAGCAGAAGTTGGACCGATAAAATATATTGCGGCTTTGATATACGGAGACGATCCTGACGCAAACCTCTTAGAGGCAGCAGTTCGTTGGGTCATTATAATGATTGTTGCTGTGTTTGATCCATTAGCCTTGGTGCTAATTTTGGCTGCCCAGCAGAGTATACGTTGGGCCAAAGAAGAAAAAAATGCGCCCAAATATGAACAGGACGATGGTCCCCTTACACAAGAACAAGTTGGGCAACTAAAAGAATCAGTTGACTCGTCTAACGATCCACACCCGCCAGGCTGGATGTTTGACCCGCCAACGGCAGAAAAATCTATACTAGAACAACACCCGTATCTAAATAAACCGTTTGCTCACTTTGAAAATTTGCAGCCCATGGTTGCACAAAAAGAACAGCCAATAGAAACAACTGTGTTTGTTAATCCGCCAGACTGGGGAACCACGCCCATAGACAATGTTGAACGTCCCGGCGACTACTTGGTAGACAGCGAAAAAAAAGCCATACGCCAATGGAAAATGGAACATCCTGCCGACACAATCAAACATCAGCGTAAGTTATACAATCAAGGTCAGATTGATAAACTTCCGTGGGAAGAAAAAACAATTCATTCAGAAACTTTTGGCCAAGATTTTCCCGAAGATCCATTGCGCGGCAACACACATGTGTTGACAGCCAAGATCCCACACCAAGTATATAAATTCAACGGTGATTGTTGGATTGCGGTTGACAAAGGGCAGACTGACAGTTATACTTTTAACACAGCCTATGTCAACCACTTGATCGAAAAAATTGAGTCAGGCGAATATGACCCGGATCTGCTGAGCGATTCGGAACGAGAACAAGTAACACAACAACTGTCTGGGAGAACATGAAAGTTTTAGAAAACGTAGATTCTTGTAGTTTTTGCGGCAAACACAAAGACCAAGTAAAAAAATTAATTGTTGGGCAAGAAGTTGCCATCTGCAACGAGTGTGTGGATCTCTGTCAGAGCCTATTGATAGACAAAGAAGAAATCACAGCACCATCTGATGCATCACTGGACCCAAGAGCAATACTGGCACATTTAGATCGATATGTGATTGGACAAAGCGATGCCAAGCGTGTGCTCAGTGTGGCCATTGCTAATCATTACAAACGTATTCGCAACATCGACAGCAACACTGAAATTGAAAAAGCCAACATACTCATGTTAGGTCCCACTGGGTCAGGTAAAACACTGTTGGCACGTAGCGTAGCACGGTATCTTGATGTGCCTTTTGTGATTGCTGACGCTACTAGCTTGACCGAAGCAGGTTACGTAGG